CTGATTTGTACAAAACAGGTCACTTTAAAAGATTCTGACTCCTACGAGCGAGGTTTTGGAAAAAACCCACGGCGAAAATCGCCATGGGAAAAAGTTAACCTACTACGTTAATACTGCTGGCTGCAGTACCTTCGTACAGAACTTAAAAAGCGATTTTCTGTTCGTTTTAGAAACCCGGTCGAACCGGGAACCCCACCCACCAGACGAGTGAAGTTTTTATGACGAAACATGATTACGTGTCGGACGCTGATGGGACCGAAGTGGTCACAAAGACGCGAGGCGTACAGAGATAGAATACTGGATTGAAGTCTACCCCAGCACTATAGTATGTCTCGATTGCAGGCCAGTCAAACGCAGATGCGTTCGACGTGGTGATTGCAAATCGCGCACGCACTGTATAGTGATCATGGAAACGCGCCGACCGCTTGTAGTCAAGATCGCGAACCGTATGGAACGCTGCATAAAACCGAAGCGGAAGGTACTGAGGGAGATTGACTGACAGAGCACTTTGAGTGTCTGGATTCGTCACACTGGTCCCTCCACCAGAAAGTAACGGGTTGTTATTGCTCGAACGCTGCAAAGCGGAGCAAGGCGAACCAGTAAGCGCAAAGGTATCAGTGCGTCCATTGAAGTTACCTGAAGTACCATCACGAACAGCATTGTACCACCGAGCCACGGACAAATGATCCATACCTCGGGCATTGGAACCGCCCTTCAGAGGGTTAACGTGGAGTGTGGTAGAACCACGGTATCCAACGAAACATTCTAGTGTCCAGTCAATTGGATTGTTCTGACACCAGAAATACTGATAAGGGGCGGCTGAATTGGCATTATTGTACGCCTGGCCTGTGATATCTCTACCATAGCCGGGCGGAATGCGCAGGTAATTATTACGCGTCAAGTACATACCAGTAGTAGTTGACGGACCGGCACCACAAAACTGAACAGTTGAGTAGTGCGTGCGGTGGAGTATTGGACGCATGGATGAGATTGTTTCACCAGTGGTGATCATCCCAACATGTACATCGAGTTCAGTGTCATCTCGCGTTATGACCTCAGCAGATTGGAACTCACCAACCGAACCTGCATACTCGAAAACTTCAGACTGGAGATTTCCAGCGGGATCGCGAGTGGAGTACACTGTGGAAAGGGATTGCGGAGCCGCAAACATGAAATCCTCTCCAGCACGTACGAATGTGAGAACTGTAATCGTCGACGAAGTCGTTGGAGCAGAGAGAACGTTTTGGACCCGCATTGTAATCATACCATTGTAATAACGGCTGTCATACGTGTACGGGGGCGTGGGGACTGCATCTGACGAAATTGTCTGTGGATAGTTCTGAAATGGTACGACCTCTGAATAAGGGGCTGTGGCCTTGTACGGCACCACAAATTCGACCTCATCCTCATGCTCCAGATCAACGACGCGCGAAAACGTAGTCGTCTCAGTATCTGTATTGGCTGAAATATCACCATTGGGATCATAAGATATCAGGACTCGTCCACGATGGAACTTGGTCTTGACAAACTTAAATCGATAAATGATAGAACCTCGCCAAAATCTGAAATTGGGACTAAAATACGTCATCGGCGGCATTGTCCGGAAGCCACCAGCAAGGGACGAATAGTGGGGATTGACCACGGCACTGTACAACAAAGTGTCGATGCCGTTGGACGTGGACCAGTTGGTCGCCAAGATAAAACTATCATGGCTCAGCAACTCTGTAAATACCAAAGGATCCTTCTCCTTCACACCCGCTACTTCACTAGAGACGGTAACTTCGTTCTTAGGATCTAAGCTCAATTTGTCAATCGGCATCCTTGTTTCCGAATTAGCGAAGGCATGGAATGTTTTGTTCTGCATAGGCATGACATCATCAATAACAGGTGGATTGGAATACCCGAATAAACGGGCAACTCCCGCCACCATGTTGGCGCTCATCTCTGTCGCCTTTGCGAACGGTCCAATATATGGGGCATCTGACAATTTTCCAGCAATTTTGGCCACTGCCGTGGCCGGCCCAGAAATAGTGCCATCAGTCTCCTCATACTCATCGGATTGGAAGGTTCCGATCCACGATCCGCTCTGCATGGCACCAACTGTCGTTGGTCCCATGACTACCACATCTTCAGCCCATGCATATAGGGCCACAGTAACTGATGAGGTAGCGCCATTGGCGGAACGAAGATCTGCATACTCGATCATCTGCAAACGACCCATATCCACAAATTGTGAATAGTCTGTGATCTCTAGCCAATTGTGCTGCCACAGAAATGGTAAAACCATCTCCGCAGAGTCCATGACTGATGGTTCAATCCAGACACCCGGAACTTGGGACATTGGAACAAGATCATTTACTGCAAAGTAATCACTCCGCACATCTGCCATGGGAAAGTAGCAAGCACGCAACGCACCGTAGTGAAACGGAGATCCGTTCACTAAAAACTTCAAATGTAGCTTGCACTTTATCTTGCCGTAATTCTCCAACTTGTTCTTAATCTGAGCTGTGTTGAAATACAAAGCCCAAGGGTTAATAGGAGCTGGTGAATAGGAACCTGTCTGGTCCCATGTATACGTGGCAATACGGACAGGGCGACTCAAGAAGCTAGAAAGCCCAGCAACAGAATCAGCATCCTGATCGTAATTTCCAGATGCGAGAGAACTCGTATCAACTGTCTCAATGTTCTCAGTAT